CCTAGTCGGGTGGGTATTTTAGCTAGGAGCATGGGAAAGATCCAATTACGTAAGGCGAGATTTGTTAGCCTAGTTATTGGGCCACGTGTGAAAGGTGCTTTTCGCGCAAGTCGTGACCCTGAGAAAAACAGGGGCGGGTGGTATGCTCACTTTGTGGAGTTTGGAACGAAAGGCTACACGCTGAAGAAACGTAAGATACTAAAGACAAAGCGTGGAATTGCGGTATTGAAAAAAGGAACTTTTATTCCCGGTCAACCTCCGCGCTCGTTTATGCGGGCGGCATGGGACAGTACCAGAGCAAAAGTGGAGCAAAGGTTTTTTGATAAGATTGAGAGTAGAATGGAACTTGAGGTTAAGCGGTTAACAACAAAGGGTGTATTGTGAGTATAGGGAAAACCATAGTGAGTCTAACAACTGGTATCAATTCGGGTAAGATTTACCCACAGGTGGTACCACAGGACACGGATTATCCTTATGCCGTTTATTCGATCATCTCAGATGTACCCGCGAATACAAAAGACGGGGTGAGCGAATTAGATACCTACCGCTTGCAAATAAGTATTTGGGGTGATGGGCCAACGGTGGAAACTCTTCTGGCTAGTTATCGCTCTACGCTTGACCGGTACCGGGGGACTAATTCGACGAACGTTATTGATAAGATTATTTTCGATGGTGTGAATGATCTTTTTGACGAAGAGTCGAGATACATAGGGAAAGCAATTGATTTCTTAATAAGGGTAAAATTATGATAGTAATATTAACACAAGATCAATACGTTGGTGGTCGGATGAGAAAACGAGGCACTGAGATTGACCTGGAATCTAATACAGCAAAAACCCTTATACGGGAGGGGAAAGTAAAGAAACCCGGATTTTTCAAAAAAAGAAAATTAAAAAAGTAAGTTATGACAATGACAGCAGGAATTATCAACGGAACGGATTTACTCATCTATATAGGTGGGACAAAAATCTATCACTCCACCAATCATTCATTGAACCTTGGAATGAGTCCAAGAGATGCGACTACGAAAGATAGCGCGGCCTGGAGGGCTTTACTTGGTGGATTACGTAACTGGTCAATAAGTGGTGACGCGCTGATGGCTATGGATGCGGCATATGGATACAGTGAATTGCAAGCAGTATTGATTGCCCGGACGGCTGTAACGGTGAAATTTTCATCCGAAGTGGCTGGTGATTATTATTGGAGTGGGAGTGCTCTTCTGACCGTCCTTGACCTGGAAGCTGGCACGGAAGATAACGCTTCGATGTCATATACCCTTGAAGGCACAGGAGCATTGACCCAATATACTGGAACATGATAGACTACATCGAGCTAGACAAAAAACGCCCTATTACATTTGGGATGAATGCCCTTAGATTGTTCACCAAAGAAGTTGGTGTTTCACTCTCAGGGATAGGGCCTTTGCTTAGTGATATAGATATAGATAGCGTGATAAAGCTGTTATATTTTGGATTGAAAGATGGGGCAAGGATAGAGGGTGAACCCTATGAATTATCACTTGAGCAGACGGCTGATCTGGTCACCAATATGAGTAAATTAACAGAGGTCTTTGATATATTTCTTGAGCAGTATTCGGATGGTACAGAGGGAAAGCAGAAGGGGGTACCGAGTTAACGTTCGATACGTTGATGACAATTGCGGGCCAGTACGGAATCCCAATGTCAGAATTTTGGTTAATGAACGGGCGGGAGTTACAGAAAGTATTTGAGGGGGTTCAACTTAATCATCAAAGAGAATGGGAACGCACACGAACACTCGCCTATTTCGTTATCAATAAAAACGTCAAAGCATCCCGACAGGTAGCATTGCATAAAGTGCTTTCGTTTCCTTGGGATAGAAAAACAACGCGGCGACCCCCCACTGCTCAAGAAACAAAAGACCTGATCGAGAGATGGGATAGATTTAAAAAAAATTAACCGATGGCTTTAGCTAGTTTAAATTTACTTTTTCGCACCGATATCACGGACTTCACGCGTAAGTTAGCTACCGCCGAAAAGAAGTTTAAACGGTTCGGATCACAGATGCGCGATGTCGGGAAGACGATGACGCGTAACGTGACGCTCCCGCTGTTAGCTATTGCGGCGGCGAGTGTAAAGATGGCGTCCGATCTGGATGCCTCTTTTACTAAAATAGAAACACTTGTAGGATTATCACGTGACCAGGTTAATGGGATGCGTGAGGATGTTAAAGGTTTAAGCTCGGATACAGGACGGTCGAGCAAAGAACTTGCGGATGCTTTGTTCGTAGTTACCTCGGCTGGTCAGCGTGGTTCGGAGGCTTTGGAGATCCTTGAAGGGGCGGCAAAAGCGGCGGCTATTGGGATGGGTGAAACGCGGGATATTGCCCGGCTGGTTACTTCGGCAATGAATGCCTACGGGAAAGAGAACCTTGACGCGGCGCGGGCAACTAATGTACTTATAGGAATTGCACGGGAGGGTAATTTTGAGATTGAAGCCCTTGCGGGTTCAATGGGTAAGGTGCTTGCCAACGCGGCGGTACTTGGGGTTTCTTTTGAAGAACTGGGTGCTAATATTGCATCGCTGACTAGGTTGGGTGTTAGTGCTGAGGAGGCTGTGACGGCTCTTGATAGTCTGATGAATAGTACTATTAAGACCAACAGAAAAGGCGCGGATGCATTAAAAAGCCTTGGGATGACCTATGGAAGTCTCAGGAAAGAGATCCGGGAAAAAGGACTTCAGTCGGCACTCACTACCCTATTGACAAAGCTCGACGGTAATATGGAAGCCGTTACGGCAATCATTCCAAACGTGCGAGCATTGAAAGCCGTTCTTGGTACGGCGGGTGTTCAGACAGAATCCTATGCAGAGATAATTAAATTTCTTAATGGCGAGCTTAACTTAACCGAGGAGGCTTTTGCACGTGTTTCTCAAACGGCAAGTTTCAAGTTTATCAAAGCACTGAATAAACTTAAAGAGATTGGTATCGAGATAGGGAATAAGCTGATGCCGGTAGCCATAGAATTATCTGATAGGGTTAGCGTGCTGGCTGATAAGTTTCTGGCCCTTAGTGAAGCTCAGATAAAAACCAAAATAAAAGTAGCGGTACTTGTGGCGGCACTTGGCCCACTTCTTTTAGTGTTCGGGAATATAGTAACAATGCTCCCAGTACTTGCGCGTGGTATCCGTGCCGTTAACCTGGCAATGGCATCTAATCCATTTGTTGCAGTTGCTACGGTGATAGCCACAATATTAGGCCCGGCGTTGATCATCCTATCTAGGAAATTAAGGAAGGCTCGCGAAGCACAAGATGAACTTAACACATCGGTACAAACGGGTATTGATATTATCAAGCGCAGTGAAGAACAGTTTGCCGGGTTTACTGTTAGGCAGTTAACAGATGAGTTAACAAAACTAAAAGGAGCACTTGAAGAACTTGGCCCGGCGGATACGCAGATGCGTGAGGTCATGTTGAAAAGGATGGGCGTTATCAATGACCTTATCCGCAAACAAGAAGAGTTAAAGGAATCAACTGAGGATTTAGGAGACGAAACCGTAAAGGCTACCGGATCCTTAATAGAGATGAATGCAGCCCTTCAGGTTAGGGATACGGCAGGGATTGAGGCAAGGATAACAGTATTAAAAGAATTGATTGAGGTATCCGAGGGTTTGGGATATTCGGCTGATTCTTTAAAGAAATGGCGCACAGAACTTGAATTATTAGAAGGTAAAGAAACTATAAAAACCCCAACAGTAACGGGGGGTGAAGAGCCACAAAAAGAACTTGCGCCTATTTCTACCGCGATGGTAGGACGGGCCAATGAGGCAAGTATGGCGTATGATAATCTTTCTGAGTCGGTAAAAAAGAGCGGCGAGGTATTTATTGATTTTGGTCAAGTAGCACAAACCGCTGTACTTGCCGGCATGGATTCAATCGGTAAAGGTATTGAAGACTTGATTGCCGGTACGGGTGATGTAGGAGATATTTTTTCAGGGCTCTTGAATACCATTGCTACGTTTATGCAAGGTCTTGGTAAGGCGTTAATTGCTTCGGCTTTAGCTAGTGAGGCATTTAAAGAACTTCTACTTGTTAACCCTGCTGCTGCTGCTGCTGCTGGTGTCGCTCTTCTCGTGGGTGCTTCAATCGTTAAGGGGTTGTTAGCACGTGGCCCAGAGGCTCCGGCTCTTGCTGGTGGTGGATTGGCTTTTGGCCCAACACTTGCGATGGTAGGAGATAATGCGAATGCACGCATTGATCCTGAGGTGATTGCACCACTGAGTACATTACAGGGAATGGGCGGGGGTGATGTTAATGTGAGGGGTGAAACGCGAATAGGATATGATGCTATTTATATAGCTTGGAAAAAGGAAAACGATTTTAGGAATAGAACATAATGGCTTTAGCACGTCGCTTATATTTAACTTATCAAGATGATGCAGATACAGCGTGTTTGGCTGAGATTTGGCAAGAGGGTTATGGCGGCGCGGCTACTGAGATGACTATGGGTTCAATCCCTGTCGTTA